GTTTCCTGTAAATTAATTCTTACTGGAATGCAACGTTTGACAATGTAATTGCGTCAACGTAATCTGCCGCGTTACCCAATGAACTTGCAGTATTAGTAAGTTCTTTATAACCATATCTGGTCATGAAACTTACAACTGGTTCAAATGTGCTTGGATCCATAACTGGACCTGTGCTCATTAATGGGATATAAGGACAATAGAATGCCGGAGCATCAGTTTCGCTTGATCCTTTGTAACCAACAAGAACCTTAGTTCCGTCAGCCGCATAGTTATCAGCAAATACTCTGATTGTTCCATTTAAAGTTCCAACAAACTTAGTGTTTACTGGTGCTTCAAAAGAACCTTCTGTTGTTCTTGCAAATGTTGATGTAGATGCACTTTGTAAAATAGTAAGTGCTTCTGGAGATACAACGATATAGTTACCAGCACCACGTCTTGTTCTAGCCGCGATTCTGTTAGCCGCTCTGTTGATCTCAATTGCCAATAATGCATGTCTGTCACCTACGTATGAAGGTGTGTAAGCGGATGCTAAAGCATTGAAGTCTAAAGTAGTTCCAGATCCTGCTAGAGTTCTTAGTGAACCGATAATTTCTTGGTCGATTTCAACTACGATCTCTTGTGCTAGAGCCTGCATAGTTTCTGCTTCTACGTCAACACCGTGCATTGCTTCTGCATCTTGTGCCGCTTCAAATGTCCATCTAGCACTTAAACGTCTTGTCTTTGCTTCGACAGTTTCTTTTAAGATTTGGATTGACATTTTTCTTCCAGGAACACCCTCAGCCGCCGCTGTAGCGTCTGGAGATCCTGCATAAGAATTAGCAAGTTGGAACGGACTTAAAGCCTCGTCACCTGCACTTGCTCCACCACCTGTTTCCGCATAACGGACTCTTAGTGTGTGGATTTGCCCTACTGGGCCAGTCATAGGTTGAACACCTACTAATTCGTTAGCGATAACTGAAGGCATAACCCTTCTGATTAACGGTAACATTACTTTGTTTAATGTTGCTACTGAACCTGCACCAGTTGCCCCTGCTGTAGCCGCCTCATTCAAATAGCTCTTGCTATTTTCGAGAACGACGTCCAATGAAGTTTTTCTGTTTCCAGAAAGTCCTTCTAAAAGAGCCTCCTTGGTTGCGGACCAGTTGCTTTCAAATAAATCTGCCATTTTAAATACTCCTAATTATTTTGAAAGTCCGGCTAATTTTCTGAGGACGTCTATTTCGACGACTCCAGTTTCGTCATTGGCATTGGCTGTTTGCACAGTCGCCTTATCACCAGTGTGTTCTTTCTTTACCACTGATTCTGACAATGTCTTCTTCACTCTTGGTGTTTCGCCATCTAAAACAGATGGGAGATACTTATTGAATTGCGTCTCTAAGTTCTCTGTCTTAACACTTTCAAGTAGGTCTGACATAATTTCTTTCTTCTCTTTGCCTAATGGGCTCATTAACTCATTCAACTTTTCTTTTCTTTCGAATCGATCGTTTGCAACTTTAAGTTTAGATTCTACTAATTTAGCAGTCTCCTCTTCTTTAGCAATTCTTTCGTTTGCTTCGTTAAGTTTTAAATCCATTTCAGCGATTTGTTTCTGTAAATTCTTAAGTTCTTTGCTTTCGTTTAGGTAACTACTACCATATTCGTTAGCAAATGATTCAAAAATTCTTCGACCAAAGTCATTCTCACGAGCCTTAGTAATGTCATCACGGAATGTTTTAACTTCTTTCGAGATGACGCTGTTTACAACGCCTTCTACTTTGTCAGCCGCTTTTCTAATAAAGTCTGCTTTTGACTCAGCAAGTTGTTTCTTACCTTCTTTTACCATTTTGACTTTTTGCTCAACTAAAGATTTTTTATCTTCGTGGAATTCAGTTAGTTCACCAGCAAGTTGTTCTGTTACGAACTCATCAAGTTTTTCAACGTGTTCACTTACTCTTGTTCTATCTGCACGAAGTTCTCTCACTTCACTTGCAACCGCTTGGGTTACAAACTTGTCAAGTAGTTTAGCATGTTCACTAATGGCTTTGTGATATTTGACTCTGTCTTGTGCTAGGGATTGTTTCTCTTCTGCAATCTGTGATATCTCTGCTGTAACTTTTTCTGAGATAAATTTGTCCATTGCTTCTACGATTTGACTTTTGTCATGTTCGTATCGCTGAGCAAATTCTTCTCTAAGTTCCGCAGTGAGTTCTTCTCTTGCTTCAGAGATTTTACTTTCCCATGCTTCTTGAAGACCTGTCTTAACTTCTTCAGTTAATTCTGTTCCTTCAAGTAGGTCGTTAAATGTCACTGCCATTGTAGTTCTCCTACTTCTATAATTTTAGTTCATTGATAAAATCAGTTATTGATTTCATCAAATATTTTTCTGCACTTTTATCGTGTGTTACAGACGATGCAAGTTCGTGTAGAACTGCTCCGCCTCTCATGTTAAATAAACTTTCATAGATAGTCTTTGGGTAGGCATCAGGGGCACTTGGTTGTGCCACAATGTCCACTGTTACTATGTCGAAGTCGGAAACTTTACCACTTTCGTTTACGTTTCCGCTTCCTCGACTGGATACACCAAGTTTAGCACCTGCTTTTAACAATGCTTTCGCTATGTTACCCATCGGTGTTTCTATGATTTTTAATTTTCCTAGACCATTTGCATCATCTACATGCATATCAGTTATAATATGACTGACACGGTCTAAATTAATCTGTAGTTCCTCTGGATGGTCTAATTCGCCCATCA